AGCGGTAATTTTAGTACAAAAATCCTAATACGTACAATTGTGTCAATTATAGGGTCCATCATATCAATTAACTCAATTAAAAATGACAGAACAAGAATTTAAAAGCCTAAAATATGGCGATGTATTGAATAATGAATATCGTGAACTTATAGTACAGGGTTTATTGGTGATGTAGTCATTTGTATTGACGACAATATATCTGGTGGATGGTACACACTACACGACTTAACTAAACACGACTATGAAATTGAGGGATTTGTAAAACCTGATGTGATTGATTGGAATAAACCTCAGTTGGTTAGCATTTTAGATTGTGTAGTATTAACAACAGGAAAACATAACGGGAGCTTATTTGAATGAATCCAAATAGATGGCGAAGAATTTCATTGTATTGATTCTTGGTTAAAGGATTCATTTAAATTATACAACGGAGACTTGATTAAAAATTTTAAAAAGTCAATAAAATAGAGTATATTTCTTTTAAATTAATCTAAAATAGAAAAAAAATAGATGAAAGGAGAAAAAACAGGTGGGAGAACAAAAGGCACACCAAATAAATTAGGAACGAAAGTAAAAGATAATGTTATTGAGGTTTTTAGTATAATGCAAGAAGAAGAAACTACAAGCTTATTAGGTTGGGCTAGAAATAATCTTACTGAATTTTATACTAAAATATACACTAAACTAATAACTCAAACAGTTGATTTAACAGGGGAAATTGAACAAACAGTAACACGAATTACAGTTAAAAAACGTGAGTAGTGATTTAGAATTTGATAGCGACTTATTTAATGATTTATTTTATCATTTACAAGATGATTTTAATAATAATGACATACGCTTTATATTTGCGTATGGTGGATCAAGTGCTTCAAAAACTTATACAGTAGTACAATTATTGATAATTAGAATGTTGTCAATGAATGAAAATACGATGGTATTAAGAAAATTCGGGGTTGATATAAAAGATTCTATTTACTCGGACTTTGTTAATATAGTTAATGATTGGGGGTTAAATGAAAGGTTTAAATTTCAAATCAATTATATTGAATGTATTGAAACAGGTTCTTTTATTCGTTTTAGAGGGTTAGACGATTCAGAAAAGATAAAAGGTTTAACAGGTTTTAAAAGAGTTGTTTTAGAGGAAATAAGCCAATTTGATGAAGTAGATTTAAAACAAATAAGAAAGCGTTTAAGGGGGGAAATAGGTCAGCAAATAGTAGGCTTATTTAATCCAATTTCAGAGGATCATTGGTTGAAAATAATGTTTGATAGTGAGAATTTACACGAAGTAGAAACCAACACAAACATAACAAGCAAGCAGATAAATGATAAAGGTAATTTTGTTATTTACAAAGTAACTTACTTGAATAATCATTTCATTGTCGGGCCACAATTCTATGATAAACACACAATAGATGATTTTGAAAAAGATAAAATCACTGATTTCAATTATTATCAAATTTACGGGCTTGGTAATTGGGGAAGGTTGCGAACTGGTGGAGAGTTTTGGAAGAATTTTAATTCTAACAAACACCTTTCAGATGTTAATTACGATTCTAATTTACCTATACATTTGGTATTTGATGAAAACGTAAATCCTTATATTACTTGTTTGGTATGGCAAATAATAGGGAAGTCAGCGTATCAGATAGATGAGATATGTTTAGAGGACCCGAGAAATACAAGAAAACACGTATGCAATGAATTTATTTCACGTTACCCTAACCCTCAGGGTTTGTTTATTTACGGAGATAAAACAAGCTGGAAAGCAGACACAGGAAAAGAAAAAGGAGAGAATTTCTTCACTGATATTTTAGGTTATTTAAGAGATTTTAAACCACAATTAAGGCTTCAAAGCGTTAACCCTTCAATTGTAAAAAGTGGAGGGTTTGTAAATCAAATATTTGCAAATGCTATTGATAATATTGAAATATCAATTAATCCAAAATGTAAGAAGTCAATAAATGATTATACCTATGCTTTAGAGGATTCAGACGGAACGATTAAGAAAAGCAAAGTAAAAAACAAAGTTACAGGCGTTACATTCGAGGAATTCGGACACCAAAGTGATTGTTTAAGATATATCATGACAGTAGCATTTGCAATTGAATATCAAAATTATTTAGCAGGAGGTAAAAAATTAAGCTTTAAAAGTATATCAATTAATTCAAAAACTAAATTTTAATTTATATATTTGCAAATATGGGATATTTGACTAATACCGACTACCTTCTACACGTACAAGATACTAATTGGCAACAGCTAATAAGCAATAATGCCTTGGTTCAAAAACAGTCAGAAAGGTACGCACAAGCTAAAATAACAAGCTACCTAAACGCTAAATATGACTGCGTAGAGGAGTTCAAAGACACAACCACATACGACAACGCAAAAGCTTACAAAGCCGATAGTTTAGTAGTTTATAATTCTGAATACTACTATTTAACACCAACAGCCGACACATACTCCTATAATGTAACCTATAAAGTTGGCGACAAAGTATATTATCATTCAAACATTTATACGTGTATTATTGAAAGCTTAGGCGTAACACCTACGGTTTCAACATCTTGGACTAATGATAATTATTCAGTTGTGGGTATATTGCCAACAGATACAACTAAATGGACAAAAGGAGATAATAGGAGCGTATTAATATTTAATTGGTATGTTGAGTTAGCCGTTTTCTATGCTTACACTCGAATCAGTCCAAGAAATATACCACAGTTAAGAGTTGACCAAAAAAATGAAGTAATAGAGGATTTAAAAAACGCTCAAATAGGCGTTTCAATAAATCTTTTTGATTTACCACTTTTACAGCCATTACAAGGGCGTTCTATTAGATTCAATTCAACACCTAAAAATATATTATAATGGCTTGGTACAATAATTTTATAAAGAAAAAACAAGCTGACGAAACAGCAAATACAAGTAATTATATTCAAAAAACTTCATCTAATAGACTTAGGCAGGATCTAATTAATTTAAGAGAATCACTAAAAGAAGCGGAACAATACGACGCAAATTATAGATTTAGAAATAAAATGCAATTGATTTTTCAAGACATTTTAAACGATGGACATTTGATAGCGTGTATTAATGCAAGAAAATCATTAACGCTAAAAAAGGAATATCAAGTTCAAGACTTAAAGGGTAATCAGTCGGAGGAATGGACTATGTTTTTAAATTCTAAATGGTTTAAAGATTTTATATCTATTGCATTAGACGCTCAATTTTTCGGTTATAGCGGTGTTAATTGGACAGGAATAAAAGAAAACAAACTAACAGGATTAAAAACAATTCGTAGAGATTCAATTAAGCCAGATACCAACGAAATTTTAAGAATGCCTTATAGCTATGAGGGGATTTCGTTTGAAGATGAAAAAATAAAAGATTGGAGTTTATTAATTAAAACTACTGACAATTTAGGATATTCAGATTGCGGTTACGGTTTATTTTTTCCCTGTTCAGCTTATGCGATTGCTATTAGAAATAATTTAGGTTTCAATATTGACTTTGTAGAAAAGTTTATTATTCCTTTTGTAGTTGCTAAAACTATGAAACACGAAGGAGATGAAAGAGATTTACTCGAAAAAGGTATATCAAACATGGCGTCATCAAATAGTGTAGTTTTAGACCCTAACGACGAAATAGAATTTATTGAAAGTAAAAACGCAGGAAGCGGTTATAATTCATTTGACAATTTAGAAAATAGATGCGAAAAGAAAATAAGCAAAATTATTTTAGGGCATTCAGACGCAATTGATTCAACAAGTGGTAAGTTGGGAAGTAATCAAAACGAAGCGGTACAGGAAGCTTTAGAAAATATAGAGGTAATTGATAATTCATTTATTGAAAATATTGTAAATGACCATTTTTTTGATAAGATCAGAAATTTAGGGTTTAATATCCCTAAAGGGTTTAAATTTGTTTTCTTAAATACTCACGAAAAAACGGAGAAATTAGAAAACGAATCTAAGGTTAATCAATTATTCGCAAATGTTGTAAAAACATTAAAAGAAAGCGGACACGAGGTAGATTCTAAATTTGTTCAAGAAACAACAGGTTATCCAACATCAAAGATATTAACACCTACAAATGTTAACCCTAATTCAATAAATAATCTTTATGGATTATAGCAAACCAATATACAACGGTTCTATTAGTAGTTCTAATTTGCCTGTAGCTTTATATCAAAGTACAGCATTAGAACTACTAAAAGGCGTTGAAGAAGGTGCTAAAATAGATTATTTCACATTTGAGTTTGGGTCTTTAGGCAAAAAAACGGCTTTAGCTTTAAGGGAAAATATTTATTTGTTTAGTGGAGCAAAAACATTTAACTATGTATTAAGTTGCGAGAACTTATTACTTGACAAAAACGGTCAAATAATACCGTTTAAAGAGTTTGAAGAAATAGTAAAAAAAACAAACGAACTTTACAATAAAACTTGGTTAGAGGTTGAGTACAATTCAGCTCAAATCCAAGCTACGAATATAGTAGATTTTAAAGACTTTCAAGATAGGAAAGATACGTTCCCATTCCTTAAATACGTAACGTTTAAAGATAAGAATGTATCAGAAGTATGCAGAAGGTTAGAAGGTGTAGTAATGGCAACAGATAGCACATTTTGGCACACTCACAGTCCTCAACAACATTACCAATGCAGGTGTAGATTAGAACCTTTGACTGATGGCGTAGAAACTAAACTATCAACAAAAAATTTAATAACACCAAATCCTTTATTTAAAAACCCAGCTATAAGCAATCAAATATTTAATAAAGAACATCCTTATTATAATGTAGATTCAAAATATAAAGCTTTTGCGAAAACTAATTTCGGTTTAAATATTCCACAACTTGAAGAACCTAAAAAAAAATAATTTAGCTATAAAGGATAAAATTAAAACTTTACCTAAAGATATATCTATTTTAGCTAAATCACATTTTGAGGGGAACTTTACAAGACAAGGATTTGATAACGAAAAATGGCAAGAGGTTAAACGACGATTAGGAAAAGGAAAAGGCCGGGACACTACAAGGGCTATATTAAGCGGTAAGACAAAAAGATTAGCAAAGTCATTGTATGTAAAAAAAGCTACATTAAGCCAAATAATTATAGCGAGTAGTTCAAAATACGGAGCTATACACAATTACGGAGGAACTATTGACAAGAAAGCAAGAAAAGGTGTAATTTACACAAACAAAAAAAACAAGTGGACTAAAAAGAAAAAGGCGTATAATATCAAAGATGTAAATATAGGTGCGCATAAAATAGTAATTCCGAAACGTAAATTTTTGGGATATTCACAAGTTTTGAATAAAAAAATATTAAATTTGCTTAATAAAATAATGAAATGAAACAATTATTAATAGATTTAATAGCAAGGATAACATTAATAACTGATTTTAAACATATCGCAGTATGGAATAATCAATTAGACGATGAGGAACAACCGTACAGCCTTCCTGCTTGTTTTATTGAAATTGTTAATAGTGCTGATAGTATTCAGCTTGGTGGTGGCGCTCAATTATATGAAATAAATGTAAATTTCCATATATTACATGAAAACTATAATAACGCATATTCAGATACTTCTCAGGATCTATTGATATATGATTTAAAGCAAAAAGTTTATGAATCAATGCAACTTTTTGAGCCTAATAATTGCGTAGCATTTTGTAAGACAAACGAAATTCAAGACGATAATCATACTAATTTAGTTCATTATCAAATGATATTTGAAACAAATTTAGTAGATTTTACAAAAGAAAAATATAATAAAGCATTCACAATTAATCCTACAAATTTAATAATAAATGGCACGTTCAATTAGTCAAATACAGGCACAGATTAAGGCAGAAAAGGCTACACATAGCGAACTTGACAAAATAGACCTAAATAGTTTGGCAAGCGTTGAGAACTTATGGATTTACATAACAGCAGTTTGTATTTCTGTTTTTGAACAGTTATTGGATGTTTTTAAAGTAGAAATAGAAGATATTGTAAGCAAATCAATCCCATCCACTCCATCATGGATTTCAAAAATGATAAAGGGTTTTCAATATGGAGATACTTTATTGTTGGATTCTAATTTGAGTTTTTATTATGCTTTAGTTAATACTTCAAAGCAAATAATTACAAGAGTAAGTGTATTTACTTCGGCTAATAAAACGGTTCAAATAAAAGTAGCAAAAGGAGATACACCAACATTTATAGATTCATCCGAGAAATCAGCATTAACAACATATTTAACTGAAATATTGCCAGCAGGAGTAGGGTTTAATTTGATTTCAATTAGTGGCGATTTAATAGAGATAGGGGCAAATATTTATGTTGACGGTCAATATTCAAATACTATTAAATCAACAATTGTAACGGCTTTAGAGTCTTATTTATCAAATTTGTCATTTGACGGCAAAGTAAAAGTTTCATCAATTCAAGACACCATACAGAATGTTTTAGGAGTTAATGACGTGGTAATTACAAGCATTAATGTAAGAAATACAAACCAATCTTACGGATTTGGAACGTCTTTAGTGGCTGATTCAAAAGTATTAGTAAAAGATTACAACCCTTTCGCTGGTTATATTGTTCAAGAAACAACATTAACACATACATTTACAGATACTTTAATTATAATCTAATGGCGATATACGATTTTAGTTTAAGTACATTAATTGAGCAAATAACGCCTAAATATTATGCTTTTGCTTCAAATTTATCATGGCAAAATAGTCTATTAAAGCCTATTGATTGGCTTAAAAATATTACCTTTGAATATTATGCAAAAGGGTTAAGTCGTTCACTTTGGAGTAATGCAACGGCTTATATTCCTACTAATATAGTAAGATTTGAAGAAGGTTTATTTGAATGTATTAAAGCTAATACAGGGGAGCTACTAACTAATTCAGAATACTGGGTAAAAATAGTATATGACAGAATAGGGGTTAATACTAGAATTAAATTTAGTAGTCACAAAAAAATATTTGAATATGCTTTAAATCAAAGATTTTATTCAAGCGGGATCTACATAAATAACGTAACTGATTCAAACCCTTTTTTTGTAGGGGTTGCTAATAGTTCAACTATTGGATTAACAAATTCAAGCCTTAACATACCTTTAACAGACACCTATAATTTACTTGATTTTACTATATTTGTTCCTATTGCAATTTTCACAGGATTAGGGGCAAATGCAGAAAAAATAATTAGACAACAAGCCGATAAAATAAACATGGCAGGCATGATTTACAGCGTTCAAACTTACTAACATGAAAAAAATACTAACATCAAGCATAACTGATTCAGCTCAATTGCCAATATTGAAAAGAACTATTGACCACTTACAAGAGCAAGAACTTGAAAATATTAAAAGTTGTGTTTTTGCTCAATTAGGCTCAAGTACTGAAACTCTACCTATTGTATTATGGGGCTGTGTTGGTACATTGTCAACTGTAACTGTATCAAATGACACATTGACAATTACTGCTGGTGCAATGATGTATTTAAACGAAATATACCAAGTAGACGCACAAGCTATAACAAAAACAGGTGCAAATGTTTTTGCTTTAAACTTAGATACAACTACTTTTCAAGCTGGAGAACCTACACTTTACAGCGATGGAGTTACAAGCGTTAATACAAACCAAATAGCAAAAATAAAATTAGTTCAAGTATTAACAGGTACAGGGATATGCGATTGGGATAATAGATTGTTTGCGAATAGTGAAGATACACAAACCGCAAGTAGTGGTGATATATGTTCTATTGCTATAAGTGGTGGAACTGGTACGATTAGTTCTGTAGCTCTGTACGCAAATAAAAAGGGTAATATAACTACTATTAACGGATATATAGCAATTACGTCAACAGGTTTATTTATTGTGATGACGTTAACGCTAAACCCTAGATATTACCAAAAAAACGGGGATACTTTTTTTCAACCAAAACCATTATCGGCATATACAGGAACAGGTTCGCATTTACCCGCAGTGATGGGGAATGGACCCCAAGGGTCAGAAGACAAAACAATATTGACAGTTTACAATAACACGGCTGTAACTACTGGAATAGTGGCCTATTACTTCTTCAATTTCACATACCAAACTGAAAATTTACTTTAGATACTTAAACAAAGCGATTAAACATAAAACACCTATTGAAATAATAGGTGTAAAAAAAACAGATAATACGATAAATAAAATTATGTAAATAATAATCATTTTGTATAGTTTTTAAAGTGTTGTTTAATAATATCACTACAAATTTTGCTCAAAGAACCATGTTTTAAACTATGTTCTTTAAGCATTTTTTTATATTTAGGGTTTATGTAAAAACAAACCCTACATTGACCATTGTATAATTTTTCTTTATTTTCCATTATATTATTTTACCGTGCTACAATATTAATTAAAATATTTTTTATTTGCAATATTGTTGCATGAATTATGTCTACTGTATCAATCCCGATTCAAACACGCCTATAATGCTTATTAATAAAGAAATAGGCGGTTATGAAGGTGTGAGCGGTTCGCAGTTTCAAAACGAACTTACGGCATTGGATTTAATGGGTAAAGAATCAATTGAGATTCATATAAATTCAACAGGGGGAAGTATTATAGAGGGATTTAGTATTTATTCAGCTATTGTGAATTGTAAAACGCCTGTTAATACTGTAAATGTTGGACTTTGTGCAAGTACAGCCTCATGGTTATTTTTAGCAGGGAAAAAATGCACTATGATGGATTACGCTTTATTAATGGTTCACAATCCATATAATGCGAATAGTTCAGAATCAGAAGTTTTAAGCCTATTTAAAAACTCTATTGTAAATATGATTTGCAATAGAACAGGAATTGAAAGCAATTTAATTTCTGATATGATGGATAGCGAAACTTGGATGGATTCAAGTACCGCAAAAGAAATGAACTTATGTTCTGATATTAGAACAGTAAAGATAAAATCTAAGCCTATTTTAAGCAAAAATTTAAACGCTTATAGTGAGGCTTTCAATTTTGTAAATCAATTAATTAAACCAATTCCACAAATGGACTACTCAAAAGTGTGCAATAAGCTTGGTATAGTTGAAAACTCAAACGAGGATTCAATTTTAAAAGCTATTGATTCAGCTTTAGATAATTCAACTAAAAAAGCGAATGAGTTCGAGAATAAGGCTAATTTATTAGTAACTGAAAACGAAACTTTAAAAGCTAAATTAGTAGAGTTTGAAAACAAAGCGAAAGAACAAAATGTATTTTCAGCTAAAGCATTAGTTGAAAAATACTCAAATAAATTAACAGCTGAATCAATCCCTGTTTGGGAAAATAAAGCGGTTGAGGATTTTGAAGGAACTGAAATTTTATTAAAATCTATCCCTTTCAACAAGGTAGGTGTTGATGTAGTTGAAGCTATTGCAGAAGTAAAAAAAGAATTACCAACAAACGCATTTTATATGCTTAACCAATTAAATAACAAATAATCATGGCATTAACTATTTCAGATACTTCATACGCAGGTACAGTTGAAACTGGCTTTATGATTACAAAAGCAACTTTCGGTATGAATACCGTTAAAAAAGGAGTTGTTTATGTAAAAGACGGTATTAAAAAAACACACAACATTCCAAATGTTGACATTACAAATGTACTTCAAACATACGGGGCTACGCCAACAAGTGCGGGAACTTTCGTAGTTGATAAAGTTACATTAACGCCTTCAAAAGCTATGGGATATGTAGAGTTCAATCCGATTGACTTTCAAGATCATTTCTACGCTGAAGAACAAAGCAAAACATTACTTGCAAGAGAATTGCCCGTAACTGCTGAAAATGTTATGATGCAATTGTTTTTAAACAGACAATTTGAAGCGATTGAAAAAGGTATGCACGTAGGGTCTAAAGGTTATACGACTGCATTAACAGGATCTGGTGCAAATTCTCAAATTAAATATTTTGATGGATTCATTAGAAAAGCATTAGTAGCTGGGACTTATTTACCTGTAGGTTCTCCTTCAGCGATTACAAGTGCTAACATCTTAGCTAAATTAGACGCTGCAATAGCTTTGCTTCCTTTGTCTATTTTGTCAGACGATGCAAGATTTGAAAAAGTTAAATTTATGCTTTCTCCTTTAGATTGGCAAAAATTTGAAATCGCTTCTTTAGCATTGACTAACAAAGGTAGAGATGTAAATGGTGTAACAGTTGCTAATTATAGAGGTTTCAATATCGTTACTTTAGCAGGTATACCGGAAAATACATTCTATTTAGCCAAGGCTACTTCTTCTTTAGATTCTAATCTTTGGGTTGGTACTAACGCAGTTGAAGATTTACAAATTGATTTACAAAAATTACAAAACAATTCAAGTTTGTATTTTATGAAATCTTTATTTGCTTTTGATGTTCAAATTGCAAAAATGGAAGAATTTATCATGCACACTACTAAAGTTGTTGGCGATTTCGTAGCTTAATAAAATGAAAGAGGTTTTAAATGAGTTCACAGCATTAACAGGGTTATATGTTGCTGAAAATGGAGATTGGTATTTTGAAGAGCCAAAACACATTGAAACCAAATTCATGAAAAAAGCTGAAATTTTAAAAATTAAATAACATTAAAAAAGGTGGTTAAAAGCCACCTTTTTTTTTACTAAACTTATAAAATCATGGCATTAAATAAAGTAGGCTTTACACTCGGACAGGGTGGTTTAGGCAGACCAGTACAAGGAACAGACCATATAAGCGGTTTTGTCTTTGGTGGGCTTGCAAGTCAAAAATTGTTTAGGGCAACATCTACACAGGATGCAATAGACAACGGAATAAACCTTACATACGCAGACGAAACTAAAGCAACAGCAACAAGTACAATTACAAATATTGGAGTAAATGGCGAAACTTATAATGCTTCGGTAACACTACCAACAGGCGAGGTTGTAGTGATTGCTGAATATACTAAAGTTGCTGGAGATACAACAGTAACACTAGTTGCAACGGCTATAAAAGACGACTGTAATAAAAAAGGTTATACAACAGGTTTTACAGCAACGAGTGCCTTAGGTGTTGTAACATTTACAGCCAAAGAGGGTTTAGGTACATATCTAAATTCAGCCGTAAAAATTACAATTACATTAAGTGCAACGCCTACAATCGCGCAAACATTAGTTGATTTTACAGGCGGTGTTGCTTCGGTTTTAGCCCCTTCATTCTATCATATTCAAGAATATTTTAGAGTAAACCCAACAGGTGTATTATATTGCGGTGGTTTTGTTACTTTAGCAACAGATGGAAGCGACATTTTAACATTACAAAACTATGCAAATGGAGAATGTAAGCAAATTGCATTTTATGAGCCTTTAGTAACATTTGCAACAAGTAAAGTAACGGCTTTACAAACTATTGCAAATACTTTATTGACTGATAAAACGCCATCACAAATCATTTTAGCGAATAATTTAAACGGCGTTACATTATCAGCATTGACAAACCTTAACGCTCTTACAGGTACTTCGGTTTCAGTTTGTATCGGTCAAGATGCTGGTAAATTAGGGTTAACACTTGCAAAAGGTAACGCAAAAAGTATTACTTGTATTGGTGCTATGCTTGGTGCGGTTTCATTGGCAAACGTTCAAGAAGATATTGCATGGGTTGGTAAATTTAACATTTCAGATACATTAGAACTTGAAACTTTAGGCTTTGCAAATGGTGTTTTAGTTTCAGACCAAACAAAAGTATTGTTAGACCAATTAAACGACTTTAGATTTGTTTTCTTAGTAAAACAAAGAGCAATTGCAGGAAGTTATTTTAACGATTCTCATAATGCTTGCGTTGTTAGTTCTGATTATGCTTACATTGAAAATAATAGAGTTATAAACAAAGCTATTAGATTCTTAGATGTAGCGTTAACGCCTTACCTAAACTCAAATATAGATCTAAATTCAGACGGTACTATTTCAGATTTAAGTATTGAAGTATTTACAAGTGCTTGTAATGTAGAACTTGAAAGCATGAAAAGAAATAATAATATTTCTGATTATTCAGTTTCAATAAATTCAGCACAAAATGTACTTTCAACAGGTCTTTTGACTATTGGTGTTGTCTTGATTCCTAAAGGAGTTGCAAGAAATATAAACGTAAACATTGGATTTGCCTTAAAACTATAATAACATGGCTACAAGTGTAATGAAAAACGGTATAAACTACTCATGGAGTAATATATCAATGATTTTGTTTGGTAATGTTGTAATCGGTGTTTCTAAAATTGAATACAACGAGAAACAACAAAAAGACAATAACTACGGATGGGGAGATAAACCTATTTCAAGAGGTTATGGGAACTACGAATATAGCGGCTCAATGGAACTATATTTAGACGAATGGAAAAGGATAATTTCAGCAAGTCCAGACCGTTCTCCTTTAAATATTCCACCTTTTGAAATCACTGTTTTATTCGGTGGCTCAAGGGTTGCATTTTCTAAAGATGTTTTACAATATGTAGAGTTCTTAGAAAATCCTTTAGATGCTTCACAAGGAGATTCAAAATTGATGGTAAAAATCCCTATTATTATAGGAAATATTACAAGATAAAACTTTTGTTTGTCTAAGGTTGAAAATTGGTTATGCAACATTATTGCATAACCTTTTTTTTTATTTATATTTGCGTATGACAAACATTGAACTAAAAGAAAAATATCCTAACCTTGCATATATCGTTGAGGTTGAAGGGAAAAAACTTTACTTAAATAAAGTAAATCGCTATGTATTGAGTCCAGTAATGGCTAAAATAGGGCATGACCCTTTAATAGCTTATGAAGATTTAATAAACTCTTTAGTTATTCGTGAAATTTCAGACATGGAGGTTTTAAACGACGATGAATTATTTTTGAGTGCGGTCACTCAATTACAGCAAATTGTGGATTTAAAAAAAAGCACGATAACGAAATTATAGAGTATTACGAATCATTATTAAAAAATGATGGCGTATTAGAGCAAGCAGACGCTTTGATACGCTATTATTTTAAAATAGATACTGATTTAATTGACGACACTAAATTTTATGAACTATACGCTAAATTGCAGTGGGTTCTAAAAAATAAACAAGATGGCTAACAGCGAACAAGCACAATACATTATTGAATTAAAAGATTTAGTATCAAGCAAACTTGATGCTATGAATAGCCGTTTAGATGCAACAGCTTCAAAGTTCACTAATGTAAAACAAAGTGCTGAAAATTCAAGTTTCGGATTAGGTAAACTCGGAGCAATCGCAGGCGGACTTTTTGCCGTTTCTAAAATTCAAGAATACGGAAGTGAAATTTTACAAGTCGGTTCTAAATATGAAAGTTTAGGTATTCAAATGAAAAACCTAACAGGTTCAGCAGAGGCAGGAGCTGAAATGTTTAGAAATATACGTGCTGATGCTTTGACATCTCCATTTGGGGTTGATGAATTAGCAACAGCAAA